CCACTTTAGTGAAATCTGAAAAAATTTTTATTTTTTGGTTTTACCAAAATCTGAATATTTTTCTAAGATGTATGATGCATGTTTTGAAAAAAATAAAATAAAAAAAATAGTGAGCACACTGTCTGAGATGTGCTCACTTTATTTATCTAGCGATTAGTTAGCGTTCCTTGTAAGTATCCGTCAATACCTAGAATATCGCAAGTAACTTTTACTCTTTGATTTCTTCGCAGGTTCTTGCGATACATCTCAATAAAATAACTAACCTCTTCTTTTGATTTCATTTCCATGTCGTGCGTATCGCCTGCCATGTTAGTAATCCGTAGTCTCACTTTGTTTTCCTTTCTGCTACATGGTCACAAGGTGTGACTTCATGTTCTCCTGCTAGGTAGTAATAGATTCTACCACTACCCCCACACATTGAGCACTTAGCCATGTTATAGACCTGCCCTTTCTTTCACTCGCACATAGAGAGCGTGTAACTCTTCTCTGTTATTCTCTGAGAGATAGCGAATCGCATTTCTCTCATCTTGCGTCATCGCATCTGTTACTGCGATAGCCTCTGCGATTTCTTTCTTGTAATCCTTAGGTGGATTCTTTGGTGCGAATCGCTCACCATGATAATAGCGAACATCGCTTCTGATTTCTTCTGCGTAGTCATACATTTGATGACTCCTTTCTTTCAATGGGTGAATCTTAGCACACCCTCTTTTTGCTGGTCAAGTTATCGTGGTGTGATATGCCTCACACCGTAACTACTACCTTCCTGTTGTCCGTTCATGGCAGCAAGTATCCCACACCCTCAGAAAAAAAGCAAACTCAAACACGGCGTGTCGCATGTGATCTTTGCCACAGTCCGAAATGTCCGATTTGTCCATAGGCGCCGGGCCGATGTCCGATTTGTCCGTTTATGTATGATGTGATTATACTCACAAAAAATAGTTTGCAAAATGTCCATTTTGTATGCATTTCTGATTAGGTAATGTCGGAGGTGTGTGTTAGACTTACGGAGTAAGCAGAAAGAAAGGAAGTGCCAAACATGGCAACTGTAACCCTAAGTAAATACAACATGATGAGAGTTGGCGATAGAATCGCAATGACCAAATCTTCATCACTAATCAAGGGTGGAATCATCACCGAAATCAAGGGCGTGAATCAATACGCCAAGACTATCAAGACATCTAATGGCGGTGTCTTTCATATCACTAGGTGGAGTCCTAATGACTATGAAATCTATCGTGATAGAAATCACATCCCTACCGCTTGATATTGTCGGGGGATAGTGCTAGGCTTATCTCATAACTAAATAAGGAAACAGAGGCAGTTTGAGAGTGTTCTCGCCTAATGTCCTAAGTAATAACTCTCAACTAAGAAAGGAAAACTGAAATGGAAATCAAGGTAATCGTATTTGACGGACATATCTCTAGGGCTATTGCTAAAGAGACATTCGCAAGTGTAAAGGAACTCAATGAGTTCATGGATATCGTAAAGCAACTAGACCCTAAGGCTAGTTATTCAGTAATGGAGGTAAAGCGATGAATGAAGATTTACTTCTTCCGCTGTATGACCAGATGTTAGATGAAACGAATGAGCAGATAGTGATTGGGAATCTTCTTTATTCCCCGTCTGATGTTCTGAAAGCAGTTGATCCAATAGCCTATGAGCAAGGATTTCTTGATTACCTTGATTTCCTAATCACAGAAGATGAAAGAAAATATCCATAAAAAATAAATAAAAAAATCGGCGTGTTGATTTGACAATGCGCCGAAAGCGCCCGAGGGCGAAATGTCCGTTTTGTCGGTTTACGTACGATGTGAGTTTTCTCACAAAACTTTTTTTCAAAATGTCCGTTTTGATCGCATTTTGGATTTGATATTTTTCTGAGTGTGTGAGATACTTACAGAGTAACAGAAAAGAAAGGGGCAAAAAATGCTCACTGAAAAAAGGCTAGACATACTTATCCACGAATATAATGACGGGGGTATCCGTTCAGTATTTGGACTAACTAACTTTGAGCGAAGGGTGCTTATTCGCCACTTTGCTAAGACTAATCCTAAGTGCCCTTGTGATAAACCTCACAGGGCTTAGGCTTGCTATAAATAACTAAATCCGCTAGACTTGCTACATAACCTAAAGAAAGGGGCTAAAATGCCTACTTATACACTAACCGCAGAGTTTCACATTGAGGCAGACTTTGACGAGTTTCTATCACATGAAGAAAACTATGAGAATCTAATGATTCACATTGGAAACTCTCTACAGAATCCCGCTTTGGGAATCAACCTAATCAAAGTTACAGAAATAGAGGCAGACTAATGAATCTTGATGAATTCCGCCAATATGTAACGGCACAACGAAAAGAATCTATGGCGCAAGCCCTGACAGCCCTAACCGCTACAATAAATAACCCAACAGAAAAGGACAGCAAATGAAAATCAGACACTCACTAGAGTTTGAAACTGAGTTTATCGGAGAATATGCGGAGACTATAATCTCACGCTATTCAGAAGAGCAAATAAATCACATTCTAGTTTCTATGCTTCACGACTTGGTAGTTCCTAGACTCCAACCAACACTAGACGAAATCAACGAAAACGGCTCATGGGCTATTCTTAGGGTGGTAAAGTAGTGATGACTAGAAAAGACTACATAAAAACCGCAGACATTCTAAAATCATTCTCGCAGGAGATTCATCCGCAAGTGTTTGAGGATATTGTAGACATGTTCGCAGAATACTTTCATGGCGATAATGAAAACTTTGATAAAGCAAAGTTTGAAAAGCGTTGTGGTGTAGATGAGTTAGGACTCATTGACGCATAATGTGGATTAGCCAAATAGCGACGCTAGCAACTCTTTTCATTCTTGCTTATAGTTTGACAGAGTTGTTAGCGATCCATACCGCCGAAAAAATTGAAAAGAAAAATGTAGGAAAACAAACTAACTGGGATTAGACACGCCCGACTGCGCCCGAGGCGTTTTCCACAGGTTTATCCACAGCTGTGATTTACGTTACACTTTACGGCTTTCCCGAAACTTTTCCCAAAATTCGGCGTGTCGTTTTGATATTGTCGTAGGGCTGTGATAGGTTTGTCTTATTGGACGAAAGGAAAACTATGACCAACTGTATTATCTGTTCAGATTCAGGAGAGGTGTTCTACCTGTTTGATGATGAGTATGCTATTGAGTATTGCTCATGCGAGGCAGGATTTGAGAAATATGAGGAGCATGAGTTATACTTGCTTGATTCATTGTTAGAGCCTGTTACCGCAGGACAACTATTCACAACACCAGAAGCACGATAGAGAGGAAATAAAATGGGAAGCAACTTAGCAAATGAAATGGCAGATGGGACACTTTCTGACTTGGGTATCATGCTAGATATGGAAACACAGATGAGGATTCACCTGACTTCTAATCTATACCCTCCCGTCCCCACTATCATGATTCAGCCATGTATTGAGGCTATTGATGCCGTCAATGACGCAGGGCTTTGGAACTTGGAGATTCCACTACCAGAAGGCGTGTTCTACAAATACCAGAATACTGCCCCTGCTCATGCTATTATTGAGAACCACCGCCTAGAGGCTTGGATTATTGAGAGAGAGGAAATCTAAATGGAATACGCATACGCACTAACAACTTGGTATGACGATGAACTTGTATCAACACTTAGACTTCATGACTTCATGGAGGCTCATGATGCTTGGGCTAAGTGTAAGGACTATGGAAATGCGAAGGTATATGCTAGATATAATCTAACAGACCCAACAGGTAAAATGTTCACTAAGACTTTCTATGCGAATGGCGAGGTAGTTATAAAATGACTGCTACAATAAACGACATGGAAACACGCTTTGCAGATCTCCTCTATCCTAATCAATTGATGGAGGGCGATCTAATCAAGGTTGAAGGTGAATTCTTCACTATCAAGAGTATCAATGAAGGCGATGAAGGGTGTAATGTCGCTATGCTTGATGAATATGAAGAAGTTATTGAAACATTCTTCTTTGATGATGAGCAAGTTGAACTCTATGTATATGTAGAGTAAAAGCTCCCCAAAGGGGCCCCGAGCCGTTTTGTCCGTTTTGCCCCCTTTACGTAGAAACACCTATTTACGGCAAGTTGATATTTTTTCCCGAATCTGCTAAGCTTGGTTTATTCAGAAAGGGACACCATGCTAAAAAGATCTATGGACAGAAAAGTTACTAATGCCGTTTCACCTAATGGCAAGACACCTACTATTGCTAACACTTTCGGTCTACCCGCAGGAAAAGAATATTCATGTCCTGGACAGACACCTACATGCGCCAAAGTATGTTATGCGGGTAAGCTAGAAAAAATCTACAAAGGCGTTAGGGATGTTCTAATGCATAACTGGAATCTATTGAAAGATGAAGATATTCAAGGCATGTATTCTCTACTTTCAGATATGATTGCAGAATTCAAGAAAGATTGTGTAAAGCGTAATGCTAAAATGTTATTCCGCATTCATTGGGACGGTGACTTCTTTAGTGATGAATATGCACGTGCATGGCGTTTAGTTATTGAAGAACAGCCTGACATTCAATTTTGGGTATATACACGTGTAGCTTCTGCAGCTAATATCCTCAAGGGTATTGATAACTTATCCTTATACTTCTCAACAGATCAAGATAACAAAGACATTGCCGTTACCCTCGCTAGCAAAGAAATAAGATTGGCATACCTTGCTGACACTTTCGCAATAGGGCAGGCAGACATGAAAGAGATGATTGGCAGGGTAGGGGCTAAGTGTCCTGAGAATAAGAAAGCTATTCCTCTCATATCAGAAAAGGGATCTGCTTGCGTATCGTGTGGCTTGTGCGTTTACCAAAAATCTGATATAGTGTTTAGCGCAAAGAAGAAATAAGGGGGGCTATGCTAGAAGTAGTAATCCTAGGTCTAATATTCCTCATGCTATTGGGCTTGGGGGACAACAAGTGAATAATCTCAAAATATGAGAAATATCAGAAATAACTTGACGGACACAAATGAATAATGCGATAATAATACTATGGCAACAACAACAAACAAAGGAGAAAGAAAAATGGCAGTATCAGTAGCAACCTACAAGGTAGGCGATACCTACACCTCTCAAAAGAGCAAGGTCACAGGTATCATCAAGGAAATCATCCCAACAGACAAGAACACAGTTCGTGTGAAGTTGGATGTTGAGGGTAAGGTTCGTTGGACTACTTGGAAGAACAAGTCTAACTAGTTTAGCAAACGCTAACGCCACCTGAGCAAGTGGAGGATAAACTGCTCAACTTGATTTTATCTTGGCAAAATGCTAAGATTTATACCACCAAACAGAAAGGGAAAAACAAATGGCAAGAAGCAAACCGATTAGCGTGAAAATCGCTACTGCTAAGGTTATCAAAGCCTTAGAAACTAAGTTGGCACAAATCAAGGCTGACTATGCTAAGCAAGATGAGAACGAGGCTAAGTATAAGAAGGCTACTGAAAAGTGGGAAAAGGAAGTTGCTAAGTTAGCCGTATCACAAATCGCTAAGGCTAAAAATCTTCGCACAAGTTATCGTGCTTGGAATAATAATCTCAATGTTGATTTTGACTTAGACCTCAATGGGCTTGATTTTCCAGAGCAACCTGAGCGTGAGCATGAGCAAATCCACCGCCACTCATATAACGAGATGGTAGAGGAACTTGAGAACGCTATTCGTATTCTCAAAATGACGGATGAGGAAACAGTTTCCACATCTACATATAACGCTATCGCTCGTTATCTCTAAACGAGATTTGGTGCTGGGTATCACCTAAGGTAAAACTGCCCACAACAAAACACCTAACAGAAAGGAAAAGCAAATGACTCTAGGAGGATACACATATCAGGTAGGAGATCTCTTCACTACTAGCAAAGTGGGAGTAACTGGAAGAATCAACTCTTTCACACCTATCCGTAGAAATGTAACTCGTGTAGGTCTAACACTTAGCAACGGCGCAAAGCGTTTCGCTATGGTAAAAACTTACTAAAACTAAAAGTCCTGAGCATGACTATAAACTGCTCACTTCCCCGCCAAATGGGGCCCGAGCTCTTGTGATCCTTCTCACACGGGGGCTTTACGGGATAAGTTGTATTTTTCCCAGATTAGTGCTAAACTTGGTATATACAGAAAGGAAACCACCAATGAGCGCAACAGCGTTAGCAATAGCAGAAGCAAGCAAGGAAGCATTACATTCACCAGATGTAGTAAGCGCAGTCAAATACATATTAGAGAATAAGAATATTCTTTCTGAAGAAGAAATGATGAGAGAAATGTTTGTTTACTCAACACATCTAACAGCACTAACAGCACATCTTGTTACATCAGTATTATTGACTGAGGAACAGTTTGACGCTATGCTTGATGAGGTTAGAGAGTTTGATGAACTTGGAAAGGAAATGGAATAATGCAAGACACACAACTAACAACACTGTACGTCAACTATCTCGTGGAGGGCTTGGAGCAAAAACCTACTGGAGAGATTGTGCACCATATGCTTACTAAGCATGACATCAATGAGATGTTTCGTAAGAAGCAGTTTACTGAGTCATTCCTAGCAGCCGCTGAAAAAAAGTTAGCACAGATTCAAGACAATCTAACTGCAGATGGCTGGTATAACTCTGATACCTCAAAAGAAGACGTTCTTAGTCAACTTTGCGAGATTATTGGCTATGAAGCAAAAACAACTCTCAACTGGGTTGCAACAATCAAAGTTGAAGGCAGCACTGAGGTACCGCTGAATGAAGTTGATTCATTTGATTTGCGTTATTTCTTGAATGATGATTTGACGGTAGACATTTACCATGGCGATACCGTTATCAACTCTCACTATGTTGATGACATAGATATGGAGGAATGGGAGTAACAAATAATCTTGGGCCCTGGGATCTGTGGTGGTGTCCTGGGGCCCCCGCTAATTAACTCGGGGGCGATTTGTCCTATATGTCCGATTTACGATTTACGATTTGTATTCCCAGATTTTGTGTGCTAAGATTGCTATAACTAACAGAAAGGTAATAAAATGGCTCATGAACTAGAAACTCAAAACGGTGTTGCATCTTTTGCATCTTTCCGTGAACCTGCATGGCATGGTTTAGGAACAGTATTTACAGAAGAAAAGAACACCGCAGAAATGTTGGCTGCTGCTAACCTAAATAACTGGAATGTTCGTCTTGTAGATGTTGAGATTCCTAACACCCTTACATCAGATAAGTCTTATCAATATGTTGTAAGAACTAATCCTACTAACAATAACCAGACAGATGTTTTGGGTGTTGTAGGTGAGCGATATGTTCCATTGCAGAATGAAGACCTATTCGCATTTGGCGATAACATTCTAGATGGTGGCGGTAGATGGGAGACCGCTGGCTCAATCAAGGGTGGTCGTGTAGTATTTGGCTCTCTTGCTCTTGAGCGTGAGACAGTGCTAGACCCTAGCGGTGTTTCGGATAAGGTCAAGACTTATCTTCTCATCAACACATCACATGATGGCTCTATTGCTATTCAAGCATCTATCACGCCAGTGCGTGTTGTATGCGCTAACACTCTCAATCTTGCATTGGGTAGTAAGCGTGGCAAGAATGCAATCAAGCAATCATTCAAGATTCGTCACACACAATCTGCTAATGGTCGTGTGCAGATTGCTCGTGAGACTCTTGGTCTTGCTAATAAATACATGGATGCTTTTGATCTCATGGCTAAGACCATGATTGAGAAAGAAATCACAGCGCAACAGTTCAACGACATTGTGCTTGCGATTTATCCTAAGCCAGAAGATGAGAAGAAAATCGCTCTCACTAAGTGGCAAAATAAGATTGACCTCATCAATGATATTTACACAGGTGAATATAACGGGATGATTGCTAACACCGCATGGGGTGCAATGAATGCTCTAACCGAAAGATTAGATTGGCATCGTTCTGCTCGTGGTGGTAGTAATGAATCCGTCCTTGCTGCTGCTTCTGGTTTTGATGCTTCTATCACTGCAGAAAAGAATCGCATATTGCAAACAGTGCAGAATGTGCTAGCGATTGCATAAGTAAATCGCAACTCCTGAGCAAGAGTATAAACTGCTCACTTTTTCATGCGATCATGGGGCCCCGAGTCGTGTGATTTTTGTCACAGCTCATTACGTACTAGATTAGATTTTTCCCAAATCTTTATTACGTTGACCTTGCTTTTTTCCCCCAAATATGGGATAATAAAATATCTCACAGAAAGGGAAATAATGCTAGGATATATAGAAACAGATGTAAGAGATATGATTGATGCTCTTGATTCTGTGCTTACGACTATCAACTCAGATGATGACCCATGGTTATATAATAATACTTTTAGAGCCAAGGACCTATTAGAAGGTTTGTTAGCAGAGGGGCATATCTAATGCTACAGCTTGATGAGTTTATTTGTTATAACTGTCTTGAAGAAGACCTTATAGATCTAATGTGTAATACTTACGAGGGTAAATGTAATACCTGCTGTAACTGTGGGTGTGGACATATCTAATGTGGGGTAAGTCACACTCCTATACCTTGCCAAATACCACCAAATATGCGATACTTGGAATATCAAACAGAAAGGATATAACATGGATGTAATAGTCACTATTTGCTACTCTACTGATGACGAGGATGTAAATGCCTCTGTGTCTAGTCTCTTAGACAATACCCTGCCTTATATGGCAGACAATGTAGATGTTGTCTGGAACATTATTGGAGAAGATAACTAATGCCAAACTGGGTATTCAATAATCTAATGATTCAGGATTCAAACCCTGAAACTGTTCATCTCATCAAGGACCAACTCAATCGTCCATTTGAGAGGACATACCAGCATAACTGGAATGTACAAACACAACAGTTTGAACCTAAGACTGTAAAATATAATAATCCTATATTTTCATTCTGGAATATCAAGGCTCCTACTGATATAGAGGCTTATGAGAAGCAGACTGATTATTCTTCCCCCACCCCTTATTCAGGTAATGATTGGTATTCCTTCAATAACCGTGAATGGGGTACTAAGTGGGATGTTGCTGTGCCAGATGAAGGTGGCGATAGTGATACCTGTATGACTGACTTCAAAGCAGACGGTGTGGATAACTGGGTGGGGTATAGATTTGATACCGCTTGGGCTCCGCCTGTACAGGCTATGTTACATCTATCTAATCAGTATCCAACTGCTGTACTAACTCTAACTTGGGAAGAAGAGCAGGGGTTTGGTGGGGAGATAGAGTTTGTGGCAGGTGAAGTCACATCTGATATGTCTTATGAATCACGCTGTAGAGACTGTGATGAGTATGATTGTTTAGAGTATTGTGATGACTGTGGCGAGAATATTTGCAATAAATGCCACTATATGGGTGAGGTAGACCTAGAGGCAGTTGCGGAATGCGACACTCATAAGGTATTCTTGACTCCTGAGTTTGTACCTGACTATAGATTGGAGAAACTAAAGTGACCAAAGCAGAACTAAAGAAACTCATGGCTAAGTATGACTATGAGTATGATAATGACGGACAGATAATCTTCTACACAGGGTGGTATGAAACCAATGACGGAGAACTAACAACAGAGCCACAGGAGGATGAAGATGACCTTTGATGAAATGGTAGCGCAGGTGCTACCTATATTCCCTAATGCTATCTTTGGCGAGATTGACGGCGAGATTGTTGTATCAACAGGCTCACAACTCATCAACGATGAAGTAATCCCATTAGAGGATTATAATGTCTGACCAATACATGGAATATGTCAAACTACATATGCTTAGTTTGGAACAAGACATGCAGAAGTTAGAGTCTGAGGATATTGTTCCTTATAGGCAACTGGAGGCTGCTTGGTCTACCGCTGCACATTTGCTAGCAGTATATAGTGATATCAAATACAATGGAAGGGAATCATGATTATCGCAACAGAGTTAGATGACCATGTTCAAAAGGCTGTGGACGCAGGTTTGTCTGGTTTGCATATTCTCCATGGTGAGATGAACCGCATGCTTGTGGAGGCGGAGGAAGAACTAATCCTAGCACAGGAAGAAGAGGAGCGTTCTGGAGAAGCAATGGACTCCATGGAGCGAAGGTATTGGGAAGGACAGTGTGACGCTATCCAGGCCCTCTATACGCTTGCATATGGGCTCTCTTTTGCTATAGGTGAAGAATCTCCCAAGGCTTTTAGAACTCCAGGGGAAAGGGCATAGAATGGATGACTATTGTGATCATGTATATGATTCATACTGTCCCAAATGCGGGATTGAGGGGGAAGAATAATGTGGGAGCAGTTGACACTACCGCTGGATTTTGATAACATGAAACAAACTAACAGAGAGGAAGAATAACCATGGGAGCACGTTGTACATTTGTATTCAAACAGTCAGAGGAGCAGGCTGTAGCGCTTTATAGTCATTGGGGCGAAGACTCCATGTATGTTGATTTGGCTGGGGCATTGCAACATGCTAAGCCACGTATTGATATGCCAGATGTAGCATATGGGACACGTATGGCAATCAGTTACTTTCTTCAAGATGAACTAATGTCAGCGACGGGATATGGAATCTATGCATGCAATCCTAATGATTTAGGTTTCATGGACCACCCAGTTATCATTGATTTAGTAAATAAGACTGTTGAAGATGATACTGGAACGCATTCAATAGATGAGTTTATTACATATCATCTAGCAAAGGAAAGGTTTCTAACGAAAGCCTAGGAGTGGTGACCCTAGGCACGAGGGTAGAGCGCAGGTCATCCTTTCGCTTGCGCTCCCCTCACTTATTTGATAGACTGGAGGGCTATGAGACGACTACGACTACCAACAAGCCAAGAAGAGAGGGTAGCAAAAAGTATTGGCAAACTACTATCTGACTTTCATTTAGATTTAGAGCAGGTAGGAAAATATATTGCTCACGCATTACCGCATACTATTTATGTGAGAGCAGTAGAAGTTTTGGAGGCTAGCCAATACAACAAAGAAGTTGCTGAGTATAACGAACGCAATAAGTATTATCAGCAAGAGCGTTTGTTCTAGTTATAAATCACGGTGCCCCCGCAGGGGTGCCGTGAAAGCCCCCGAGGTCAAACCATACAAATCGGACATTTACGACATTAAGAAAAATTTCCCAAAATGTTATTACGAACGATCATAAAAAAATCCCAGAAGTTTATCAAACTTTTTAATATTTGTCAAACAGTGATATACTTTTATGTATGACCGATATTGACAAACAATTTGATATCCTAGCTAGCTTCTATCTTAATTATAAGGATGATTCTAATACTAGGGAATTTATAGAGTTTAATGATATTGGACTACCCCTCGCATTTTTGACGGCAGAGGGATTATGTCAACCAACAGAAATAGCTCTCATATATGTCCAAGAAACCTTTGCTATGCTATTGGCTACATTGGGTATAGAGGATACAGGGTTTAATAATCTTGATCATATGTTAGCTACCGCCGAAAAAGCGGGGGAAAAATAATGTCACCTAGAAACTATTTCTTCCAATCTCAAAACAATCCATACTTCCAATCACACGAGTATAAACAAAGCAAGGAATATAGGTTTGAACAAAAGGCAGAAAGATTATTTGGCCGAATTTGGCGGGGGATTAAGAAGATCCTCTGGCCCTTCTAGTATAAAAGACATTACGAACGACCTCTAAAAAATCCCTGAAAGTTTTCAAACATTTTCAAACATTTCTATATTGTTTTATAACATTTTGTTATATTTCTCATATGTTTTCAAACATTTTTATATGGTTTTATATGGCATATTTGGGGATATAAAGGTTTGACAATATAGGATGTTTGTGGTATAAGGTTTGGACATTACGAAGCCGCCTGTCTAAGATGCTTCATTCTCCACTTCTCTCCACTTTCCTCCACAAATAATACATCATAAAAATATCAGTAACATTTATCTGTGGATAAACCTGTGCATAACTTGTGGAAAACTCCATCATTTACAATGCTGTATAATGGTTTTGATGAAGAGAAAACTCAAAGATGGCAGGGAAGTTGAAGAATTAGACGAGCCCATAGCCCTTATCATATGGACAAAAGTACCAGAGAAATGGGAAATAACAGACCTAGAAAATGGCAAGGTTTTCTTGGGCAATAAGGAAAAACATCCATCTTTTGCTAGTATGTTATTACAACGTGTGAATCTAGGACGTATAGGGCAATGGAAGAGAATGTAGCTTATTACGAATACCTCGCAAAAATTCGTAAAGATAATAAACAGTTGTTTGAAAAATGTCAAGTATGTTCAAAACCATCAATAACCGTAGAATCAGATGGATATAAGATTTATCCTGTTTGCCAAGACCATATTAGGGTAGATTAGTTTCTTCCTTATAGGATTCTTCACATAGGGGACAATAGGAGTTATAAGGTTTCTTATTCATACCCCCCAAAAATGCACGACCTTGCTCGTGTAGATCAAGATGAATATAATCTAACTTACCATACAAAATAGGTACGAGCTTTGTGCGACACTTTGGGCAATTGCTAATAAACATTACGATAGTCTATCATAGGTTTGCAGGATGTAGCAAATTGTTATATAATAGGGATATGTTTAATTCTAGAGGAATCCCAACTGCTGCGTGTCCATGCTGTGGCTCATCGCTTATCCGCATTACCGCTCAGTTTGATCCCAACAGCTATGAATTAATATCATATCTATTAGACGATGCTCAATGTGCTGATTGCCAGTGCCTTCTTACTGCGCCAACACCACTAGATCATCCAGAGGCGGTTTTATGAGAATATTAGTTTTGGCGCAAAGCCGTTCAGGTTCAACAAGTCTTTCTGCTTGGCTCAAATCTGAAACAGGCGAAGAAGTTATGTTGGAACCCTTTAACCCACATGCTAACACAGAAGAGCAGTTGGCAGCACAGTTAGAATGGGTTAACTCAGATAGAGGTCTTATCCTTAAGTTTGTTGATAATATGTTTCTTCAGGTCAATGCAATTGAATCTGTAGATTGGCTTATGTCAAAGTTTGACAAAGTAATAGGATTAACAAGAGAAGATGATGACGCTTGCGCTTATAGCAGACTAGTTGCACATCTTGCAAATGATTACAGAGGATCTGCAGATACAGCCGAAGTAGATAACATGGTCATTAATCAAAATGCCGATCTTCTCTCATCTTACAAGACACATGCAGCAACTCAAAAGGCATACATTCGTAACCTTGATATTTTTCAGATTACATTTGAAGAGCTTTATGAGCAGCAGGATGCAAGCAGGCTTATTGAATATCTTGGCATTACCCCCACAAATCTAGATTATTTGTTTGAGAATAAGAATCAGACCAATAACTGGAATATCTAATATGCTATCATATAGATATGGAAAAATGCTTTTACTGTGATCAAGACGCTCTTTATCATGATGTTGTAATTGATAGAGAAAATTTTGTTATTGCTGATGTTTGCAAAAAACATTTCTCAGTTAGCTTTGTGAGCTAATGACTTGTTCTTTTTGTAATCAAATATCATATACTTCCAAGATAGATAACAGGGGAGTTAAGTGGTATTTGTGTATGCAGCATTATAAAAATATTAACCTATAGCGCAACGGAGTTGCGTAGGGTGGTTTATTATTTCCTATTAGCGCCGAGCTTTAAAGCTTGACAAAGCCCAAATAACTTTGCTATAATATACATAGAGGGTTGATGAAAATCCCCTCTTTACGCTCCTTACCCTTTCTGGGGAGCGCTTGGACCGCCGAGATCCCTTTCTGTCTTGGCGGTCCTTCTTATTGTATAATGGTGTTATGTCAATAGTTGAGGATATCTATCCTGTGCATAGAGATATTGATGATCATATAGATAACTTTGACGATCTGGGCATTGTTTGATATACTGTTTACGTGGCTGATCCAAATCAAACTCCTAAGCGTGGTAAGTGGGCTTGCCCATGTAGCGGCTGTCAAAAAGCTGTTGCACATGAAAGAGAACAATTAATTTATTTTCTTGAATATATGAAGCATAATGATTATGCTGAAGAATTTTATGATATGTTTATTGATATGATTAAAGCAAGAATGCCAAAACCAAAGAAGAAGTTATGAAACCATTATTTATTATTTTATTAATTATATTTGCAGCAGTTAACTATATGGCATGGAAGCAAGGCTGCTATTATTGTTGGCCTGGAAATCCTTATCCGAATGGAGAATAAAATGAACGAAAAAGAGTTTGACGTAGAGTACCCCATTGGTGATGGGGATATGATGAAACAAATAATAACTAGTATACTTACTGATACCCGCACAACTTTTGTAGAATTTGAGGTGAATGATGAGTAAATTTAAAGCTATAGCAGCAGTGGTTGGAGCTCTTGGTATTGCTGGCGCAGTATACCAATACTTTAAGAACGATCTTGATCTTACTTTTGGATTAGAGGAAGATGAAGATGGAGATGTTTGAATTTGTTTTGTTTAGTATTTTTGCAGTAATACTTACATCATTTTTAGCTGGCATACTTTATATACTATCAAAATAATGCACTCAGACAAAGATATTCTTGCAGCATTTATTGATATTCAAAAGGTAATGCTGCCAAAAATTACTATTGAAGTGGGTGCATATGATGCAGATTTTTCTAAGTCAATGGTTGGCATAGCGAAAGAAATTTATGCATTTGAGGCTAGCCCATTTGTGTATGAAAAATTTAAAGATATTCCTGGTGTAGACTACAGAAACTTAGCTATATCTGATGTATCTGGTGAGATAGATTTTGAAATACAGATTGATCAACATAAACTAACATCTAATAATTCAATAATGAAAAGAAATGATAAGGGAAATAAAGAATACATATCTGTAAAATCATCCACTCTTAACGAGTTGTTTGAAGATAAAAAAAATATAGCTTTATGGATTGACTGCGAAGGTGCAAATGGTCAGGTGCTCACGGGGGCATCAAGTATACTTCCAAATATAGGCAGCATATGTATTGAGGTTGAGACAGCAAGATTTTGGAAAGATCAATGGTTAGAGCAAGATGTCAAAGAATATCTTGCTGGTTTTGGATTTAGATTATCAATGTCTGAGCCACAATATACCAATCAATTCAATCAAATATATATAAGATGATATAATCTTACTATGACATTACATGCTATCTATACACTGAGTGATTCTGAGGCTACCCGCCTGACTCCAAATACTACCCATAGTGGTATGGACATTACGATACAAAACATAAATTCTTCGGGGTATGTGTATGTTGGCAACGCTAGCGTCACAACAACAGATTATGGATTTAGGATATTGCCTAATCATTCAATATCTTTTGAACTACCTGGTTTTGATGAACTATTTATCATGGGATCTGCTGATGGCTTACAGGCAGCAGTAATTAAAATAAATCTGGAGAAATAATGGCACGGTTTACACATCCCGCATTTGGAGATGTTGGTGGATTAACTACTGAGATTAAATCATACTCCCCAGTTTGGTCTGGTACTGGTCTTACGTTTAATAACAACCCTGCAACTGGATCTTATATTAAGATTGGCAACTTTGTCATTGTTCAAATAGATGTAGTATTTACAAGTGTTACTAATTTTGGTACTGGAGCATATTCTTTAACAATACCGTTTGCATCTAAATATCATACAGATGTTTATGGTGGATCGGTGCATGATATTACTAATCAGGGTACTGATCACTACAGTCTTAAAGGTCACTTAGTTCCATCTAGCACAACCTTTACAGTATGGGATATGGCTAGTGCATCAAAAGATGAACCAATGGATCATAACACTCCATTTAATTTAGCACAGGCCGATAGATTTCATATGTCATTTTCATATATCTGCGAATAACTTGACTTTAAAAGTTTAGCAGGGTACAATTAATACATGGCATCTAATCGGGTGGTAATTTGTGATATCTGTAATAAAGAAATTGAGGTGCGCTCTTCCTTTGCGTACTTTACACTAAACCGACATTTGAAAGAGCATAAAAATGGGTAATTGGACAGAAGAATTAACAGATGAACAAAAAAAGCAGGTGTGGGATTTCATTGTATTTACAGTAAAAGAGATTAGAGAACAGATTGCTCTTGATATTGAGTATACATATGAAGTCTGGGCTACACATGGTAAAGCAAAGAGTAGGCAGACTAAGAAAGCATTTCAGGTGTCTGCTGATATTGCTAGAGGGCTAAACGAAGTTATAAAATAAATAAACTGGAACAGTAGCTTAGTTGGTTAAAGCCCCGAACTCATAATTCGGTCATCGTAGGTTCAAGTCCTACCTGTTCCACGTTTGGAATGCGGCTGGCTGGTGGTCAGAAGGTGTCTTATAAGCATCTTGGAGTTTGGTTCAATTCCAAAGCATTCTACTGTCCCTATAGCTCAGTTGGTAGAGCAGCAGACTTTTAATCTGCGGGTCCTTGGTTCAAACCCAAGTGGGGACACTGAGCCCCTATAGCCCAGCGGTAGAGGCAGACGACTTAAAATCGTCCAAGCGTTGGTTCAAATCCAACTAGGGGTACTGTATGGTATAATTTAAAAATGAAATTAAAAATTCAATATTATTTATATAAAATATTAAAAATTTTTAAAAGAAAGAAAAAAATAAAGCATGCACCATTTGTCTACTAATATATTTGATCATCTTGGTTTTGCATTTGGACTATACAATAAAAATTTTATACATAACTATATTAAATTTGATAAAGAAGACATATTGTTAAAAATTGATTATCATCAAAATAATTATAGATACAGAGATTTAAAAGATATAGTTGAAGGATCTCCATGTGATATTTTAGCAATAGGATGTTCTCAAACATTTGGTGTTGGAGTACCTGAAGAATATATTTGGTCATCAATTATTGAAAAAACAACTGGAATGAAGGTGGCAAACCTAGGTATTTGTGGTGGTTCTGCAGAACAGATAGCCGCATCAGCAATAAGTTATTTAAATATTGTCGGTAAGCCAAAATATATTTTTGCTTTTATGCCAGACTGTTTGAGATATTTCCATACGATAGATAGAATTTTTTATAAAAACAAAAAAGATCATTTTTTATCTAAAAAAGATGTAACTTATATTACAAGTTCACAATTAAAAACTATGGATTTTGAAACTGGAGAGCTATACCTAAAAGATTCAGTAGTAAAATTTCCTGCCGTCGTAGAAGATATAATTCCTCCACATGAAGCTATTAAACAATATGTAAATGCACTATATATTCTAACAACCATGTGTAAACTTTTAGATATAAAATTTGTCTGGAGCACTTGGAATAATCTTACGGATAAAATATTTGAAGAAGTTTTTTTTGCAAGTGATGAATTTTGTATAAACCGTGACAATTTTTTTACTTTTAAAAAATTTAAAAATTGTGGATCTTCATGTAGTCTTGATGATTTAAACAAAGAAGATCATAAATGCAATTACATATGTTTAGATCAATTTAATATTAAAATAAAAGATGATTATAAGATTTTGTGGCATTTTGCTTCTGATAAACAACATATGGGAATACACAATCATGCACATGTAGCACAAGGATTTTTAGAATCAATAAAATAAAATTTATCGTCCAATTTTTGCTGATTGTTGATTGTTCCAAATAAAACTAGTCAATACAAATCTATCTGGACCATCATTGACCATGTTTATTCCATGCATATAGTCTTCAGTTGAAGGGAACTTTATCAAAGATTTAACTGGTGGATTAAACTCAATGTTAAATTTTTTAAAATAAAGTTCTCCCCCAGAATAATCGTCATTGAGATATAGCACCAACGCATGTGACAAAGATTTACTTTGTACAGAATCATAGTGCTCGTTTAAAAATGATCCAGGGTAATGTCTTTGAGCCCTAGATAGTAATCCTGGATACTCTCCCTTTTTCGTTACAAAATCGTTAATTCTTTTATTTATTGATTTTATAACTGGATGATCTTTTGGAAATTGATATATTCTATCTTTCCATTCATTGTTAGGTTCTTTTCCATCCCTGTCTAGATTGTATTGAAATTGATTATGATATGTTGCTTCCCAATCTTGCTGAGTCAATGATCTGCAAGTATTAATAAGATATTCATGCTCTTCATCAGTCAAAAAGTTTTCCCACAGCTCAATGCCAGGGGCTATTTCTTTACTTTTCATTCGTCTCAATCCTTGTTATTTCATCATTTATAAATTTAGCGGTCTCTTCTGGACCTGCCCCACGATATTGAAATATGCTTTCTTTATCAGAATTATCAATGAAGTTATAGATTGATAGATATTCTGGATATGGAATAAACGTATTAGAAGAAGCTACTAAAGAATTTATATAAAACTTACCACTTGTATCTTTTGCAAAATTACATAATTCTGCCCCATAAATATTCATTAATTTTTTATTACAAGTTATTACGCTTTTGCCATAATATAAAGATCCTTTTATTATATTTTTTGATATTTGTACCGCTTCGTTATTATGTGCAAGCATATCAATAACGATATCAATAATTGGTGATAATGGTATTTCATCAAAATTGGAATTTCTATCATAAGATATTAGTACATGTTTTTCTTCATCAATAATATTTATTAATGCTTGTGCAACATGCCCATTTCCAAGCAAAGCAATGTTCATAATTTCATTATATCATAGGCATAAATAAATTGTAGTAGAATTAAATACAATGGACAATAAAGAGATAAAAGAAATAATCTTTGATGCGCTGCAACATTCATATGCAGATGCTGTAATAGTTCATAAAATAGACAGTGAAAACTCTGCGATTGAAATGGACTACCACATGATCGCATATGCAATTATAGATAAACTAAATGAAAACAAATATCAAATAGTAAAATTATCTGAAGCATGAAAAAAGTTTGCAGAGTAGTTTGAATATTTACTTTTTAAAGTATTAAGATCATCATATAAAAAGTTTTCAATAATTTTATACACAGGTCCGTCATTTTTATTTAAATAATCTAAAACTAAATGTGGAGAATCATTAAATATTGTAAAGGATGCGTTTATATTTTCATTATGGCAATAACTTATTGTGTCATATGAATGTGCTTTTTCTTGATCATCAGACCCAAATACAATAAAGTATTCTTTGTCTTTTGAATATTGTGAAGTGTGAACATTAAAAGTTTTTAATCTTTCAAGAACAATTCTTAAGTATCCATCATACATATCCATATCCATCTTTTTTACAAAAAATTGTGGACAAAAAGCAAGGCACCTTTCAAACTCCACATAGTTAGAAAATTGAACTGCATTAAATGCCCCCATAGACATACCCAAAAGGTATATTTTTTTATCTTTAATCAAGTGATTTACTTTTTCTAAAATAAAATCTGCAGTAAAATTATTAAACCAGCTAACCATAAGATCAACAACATGTATGATATTTTTATCATTGCGGGTATAAAGGTAAAAGTTTTCTTTGGGTTCGGCTGGTGGCTTTAATCCATAAGCAAAAACTATAACTACTGAATCGCTGTTATTATCTATGTGAGATATTTTTATAACATCATCTTTATATATTATTTCTGTTTTATTTTTTAATTCTTTTATATCTAAATTATTATATTCCATCATAATTTAATTATAGCAGGCATTGGTGGCTTGATAGTTACTCAATGTACTGCTATAATTGAATAAATTGGTCTGTAGCTCAGTTGGTAGAGCGTCGCACTGTTAATGCGAATGTCGCAGGATCGTGCCCTGCCAGACCAGCTGAGGTCCATTAGCTCAGTTGGTTAGAGCGCTTCCCTGTCACGGAAGAGGTCGTCAGTTCAAGTCTGATATGGATCGCCCAGTCCCCATCGTCTAGAGGCCTAGGACATCGCCCTTTCACGGCGGTAACACGGGTTCAAATCCCGTTGGGGATACGGGGAAACCCACTTATATAAGGAGAAAGATGAAAACAGTAGGATACAAGTTAGAACCATTTCGTATCGTTGGTGTGAAGCCAGGGAGACTTGATGCATCTGATGATGTTTTTGAAGTGCTAAGCGAACAATGGTTTCCAGGAAAGTGGAAAGTAGTTGTATATTATCCAAAGGATTTTACCTTTGTTTGCCCGACAGAAATTGTCGCATATGATAAGCTAGTTAACGATTTTAATGATCGTGATGCAGTATTATTAACAGGATCAACAGATAATGAATTTTGTAAGATTGCATGGAGAAATGCACATGAAGATCTAAAGAAAACAAATTCGTGGTCTTTTGCAGATCAACTTCGTAATAATTCAAAATATTGGACTGAGGCGGAAAATATTCCAACAGGTTTGGCAGAGCAGCTTGGTGTTCTAAATGATGATGGTGTTGCTCTTCGTGCAACTTTCATTATTGATCCAGACAACGTTATTCAGCATGTTACGGTCAATAATCTTAATGTTGGAAGAAGCCCAGAGGAGACGTTGCGAATTCTAGATGCTTTGCAAACAGGAGAACTTTGTGCCTGCAATAGACAGCTTGGCGGAGAAACACTCTGATGTGGGTGGAGCAATTAAAAGAGTCTTTGCCTGAGTATGCAAAAGATATAAAACTAAACCTTGATTCTGTTATTAACCGAAGTACAGTTGATCCAGAATTAGCAACTCATTTAGCTTTAGCTGCTTCTTTTGCTACTGGTAATGGAAAACTTATTGCTTTTATTGCTGCAAGTTCAGCTAATGAGGTTGAAAAAAACGCCGCAATGACCGCTGGTGCGCTAATGGCTCAAAACAATGTATGGTATCCATACGTTGAAATGGCTGATGATCCAGCGCTAAAGGGTTTGCCAGCACAGCTTAGGATGAATGCTATTGCATCCCATGGTGGGACAACAAAAGCTAATTTTGAGGCATATTCATTAGCATCATCTATTATTGGAAAGTGTCATTTTTGTGTTAAAGCACATTATGAAACACTAAAACAAGAAGGATTTACTGTTGAACAGCTACGTGATATTGGTAGGATTGCAGCAACCGTAAATGCTTTGGCTAAGATACTAAACTCTTAGCCCTACAGCCTCCCTAGCTCAGTGGTAGAGCATCCGCCTTGTAAGCGGAAGGTCGTCAGTTCAATCCTGACGGGGGGCTCTAATCTTTATGGTAAAATGTATATGTGCAAGAAAAAAATAAATTTTATTTAGATTTTATATATAAAAAATCTTTAGGAGAAGACACTTTAACTTACACATTTTTAAATAGTTTAAAAAATAAAAATAATCTTGAACAATTAAAAAATGTTTGTAAATCAGATGTGTTAGTTGGTGGGTGCTCTTTTACTGCTGGAAATGGTTTATCTAATAAAGGAATGCCTTGGCCTAATTTTCTTGAAAAAAAATTAAACATTCGTGTTGGAGATGTTTCTAAGTCTGCTGCATCAATATCTGGGATAATTTCTAGAATATTTGATTATATTGATTTATTTGGTAATCCCAAAATTATATTATGTTTATTTCCAGATTTATTTAGATCATACTTTCCTCAATTTAAAAACTTTTTAATCAATCCTTCTTCTTCAAAGTATACTAAAGAAAATAAAGAATTTTTTTTAGATGACATTGGTTTTTATAATGTAAATACTTTTGAAAGAGCGCAATATATGCCAAAGTATTCTAAAATGCCACATGAAATACAAAATGTTTTGCCTATAGGATCTGCTATATATTTTTCTATACAACAAATAAAGCTATTGGAGTTATACTGTAAATCTGCTAATATTAAATTAATATATGGTACCTGGGACTATAACACTCACAATTTAATAAATGGTTTAAAAGAAATTTCTAATGATCAATATTTTAAAAATTATGTAAGCCTAGCAGATTTTGGCATATATAGTTGGAGAAATAATGTTGATATTGCAAATAACTCAACACAATATAGTATTTTTAAAGAATCTTTTTGGAAAGAATCAAACAAAGAAATAAAACATAGAGAACAATTAATACAAAATTTTAAAGATGATGAAACATGCCACAAAGAATTAAAAGATTTAGACAAAGAAACATTTCATATTGCCAATGACAATATACACTGGGGAAGTCATTCAAATATACATCTAGCAGATTTTTTTTATGAACAAATAAAGGACATTATTTAAATGATTATATTAGGAATTAATGAAACATCTCATGATGCATCTATATCTTTAGTAAAAGATGGAGATATACTTTTTGCTGCTCATGCTGAAAGATATAGTAAAAAGAAAAATGATTGGTATAACAATAAAGATATCTATTTGGATATGCTCAATTATGGTACACCAACACATATAGCGTATTATGAACACCCTCAACTAAAAAGATCACGGATATTTTTAAAAGGTGGAGCATCGGACTGGAAACCAAATATTCCAATTAATTTACCAGTTAAATATTTTAATCATCATTACTCTCATGCAGCAGCAGGATACTATACAAGCAAATTTAATGATGCAGTAATTGTTGTATTAGACGCTATTGGAGAATGGAATACCGCAACAATATGGGTTGGAAATAATAATATAATAAAACCTGTCAAAAAATTTAATTACCCATTCAGCTTTGGTTTATTTTATTCTGCATTTACGCAACTAGTAGGTCTTATGCCTAACCAAGAAGAATATATTATGATGGGAATGGCAGCATATGGAGATCCAAATAAATATTTTAATAAGGTAAATTCATACTTTCCATCAATTAATAAACAAAAATATAATTTTCATAAAGGCATATCTGACTGGGGATTAATAACAGAACAAGATAAATTTGATATTGCTGCTGCAGTACAAAAAGTTTATGAGTTACGTTTATTAGATTTTATGAGAATGGCAAGATCACTAACTGGAAAAACTAATTTAGTTTTTATGGGTGGTTGTGCCCTTAACTGTTCTGCTAATACAAAGCTTTGGAGCATATTTGATGATATATGGATTATGCCAAATCCTGGCGATGCTGGCTCTTCTTTGGGTGCTGCCGCAGCTCTGTATGGTGAACACTTAAATTGGAAGGGACCATATCTTGGCCATGATATATCAAATCAATATCCTGTAAATGAAATTATAACGTCTTTAATAAAAAATAAAATAGTTGCAGTAGCAAACGGTAGAGCAGAATATGGTCCAAGAGCTTTGGGCAATAGAAGTATATTAGCAGATCCAAGAGATCCAAATATTAAAGATGAAGTTAATAAAATTAAAAAAAGAGAACTTTTTAGACCATTTGCTCCAGTTGTTTTAGAAGAATATGCTAGCAAATGGTTTGATATGAAATTTACTTCACCATATATGCAATATGCTGTTAAGTGTTTAAAGCCAGAGCTTATACCGTCTGTGGTTCACAAAGACGGCACATCAAGAGTACAAACAGTAAACAAAGAACAGCACCCTGGATTACATGAAGTCTTGTCCAACTGGTATTCTTTAACTGGAATACCAATACTATTAAATACAAGCTTAAATGTAAAATCTCAACCATTGCTAAATGATAAAAAAGATATATTAGAATGGGAAAGTATTTATGGAGTAAAAATAATAGTATGATTGAAAAAATAGATTTTGATTTTGATAATATTTTTAATAGAAAATTATCAGAAATGATAGAAAACAATAAATTATATAATGATAAATTAATCAATAAAGTATTTTATAATGAGCATGCTATTGAATATAAGTATAACTCTATTGGATACAGATCAGAAGAATTTGGTAGTCATAATATTATGACATTGGGATGTTCGTATACATTTGGCACAGGATTAAATATAGAACAAACTTGGCCGTATATGCTATCAAATAAAATGAGTATGAGCTATGCAAATCTTTCGTACCCTGGAGATTCTATGCAAGGTCAAGTAATAAAAGCTTTTCAATATTTTAAAGAGTTTGGCCATCCTCAATACATATTCGGAGTTTTTCCAATAGCAAGATTTGAAATGCCATATGTAAAAGATAAAATGTGTAAAGTAGATGGCCCTTTAGATATTAATATTAAAAAATCAAATTTAAAATTTATTCAAAAATGTAATTCTTATATACATGATTTTGAAAAAATATCAAAAGCTCCACACAATCCAAACACAATACTACCATTTGAATTTGCAATTTTTTATAATTTAATGTTTATACAAATGTTAGAGCAGTATTGTTTATCAAATAATATAAAAATTGTTTGGACTATATGGGAGCAAGTTTTATCAGATCCATCTCAAACAACAATGCAAAATAAAATTAATTCTAATAATTTTTTTATAGAAAAATCTTTATCAATAAAAGATTTATCCTGTCATAAAGAATACAATAAAGATCCATTATTTAAAAATGCAGCTGATTATAATTTTAATAAATTACAAGGACATTGGGGTTTTCATAAACATATACACTTATCAGATACTATGTATAGCCTTGTAAATTAAATTATTTAGTACTAAACCCAGTACCGCTCCAGGCCTTTTCAGCCTTTTTCTTTTCACGTTCTACAATTGCACGAGACCAAGAGAATCCTGCATCCCCACCCCATGCGTCCCACATGATGCGACCATTTGATGGATTGGATGTATTATTAAAATCTTTACCCTTTTTATCTACTTCATGCCGTGAGAAAAACGAATACATGCGCTTAACTGTATCAAGAGACAAACCACGACCAGCAACTATATCGCTTGCACGACCCCAACCAACAGGTGTTCCAGCTCCCCTTGCCTTCCCTTGCTCTTTCCATTTAAGTGCACGATGTGCAGCAGCCTTCATGCCAGATGTCGGCGTATATGTTTCTGCCTTATGAATATCTGATGGTTGAACTATTTTACTTCCCATTTGGCTTATACTCCCCGTATTTTCCAAGAACTTCTCTTATTGTACCATTTTTATTTAATCTAACAACATATCCATCTTTAATCTGTATTGGATTAAATCTATGTTTTTTCTTTCTTTGTCCAGATGACACTAAAGTTTCTTCCAGTAAAAAGCAGAATTTTCCCAAAATAATTTTTCTACAGGAACACAGTTTGGAACCATCTTTCCATTTTTTTCTTTCATACCACGCTGAACATATCCTTCCCAGCATGGAGATTTTTTATTCATTTCATCACTACAAACTGGACAATCTTCACAGCTTACATTCATTGCCTTACAGGTAGGACACCCACAACCTTGATATTCTTTTTTAACATCATCTTCTTTGTCGTCTTCTTCATCCATGCTGTCAATTGACTTATCCATACCCTCGTTTGATTCAAGAGATGGCATTGCCATAACATCTGATGCTTTTGCACCAATAAAATATTCTGTTTCTTCTAATCCGCCCTCTTCCATTTCAAAGAGCTGAATTAATATTGCTGGCTCTTCTTTAGAGGCGGCAAGGGCATATTCAGATCCTGGCATACCAAGCATTCCATCAGTCATGACATGAACAACACGACCAACATAAACCTCGTCGTCATTGGGTGCCATGACCATATCGCCTTCTTTGACCATAGCCTTGCCTATTTTGCCTTCAGAGCGGTTTATTGCATAGATTTGACCTGCAGCAGCAGAACGGGTCTTATGGCACCCCATAACCTCATTTGTGCCTTCTTTAAGGGCTGGGTATCCAGAACACCCATAAGATCCTTTAGCACCTACACGATATGGCATATATACATTATACCCTATTTATTATTTTAAACTGTGGTTTTAAATATAATAAAACAATAGCTGGCGGTATTATCAAAAGTAACTAAGATAAAGTTATATTTATTATCTTTAAGATATTTCTTTATAGGTTCATGGGTATAGTAGGTATCTTCAATTACATAAATACCGTTGTGTTTTAGCTTATCCCAGGAGTTTTCAAGAAAGGTTATGTTGGCATGAGCCTCATGTAAGCCATCGTCTAAAATAACATCAAAGTCAGATTCGCCTATTTGTTCCCACATAGTCTTAATTGATTCTGGATCAGTTTGATCAACATAGTATGTTTTAATTCTATCTTCTTCAAACAATATTCTAGAGTCTATGTCTGCTCCATATATCTGAGCATTCCAAAAGTAGTCTCTCCATCCCCTCAAAGATGCCCCTGGCTTACCATTAGATGTCATGTTAGACTTAACATCTTCATTATTTGTTCCGATACCGCACTCAAAAATCTTCTGAGCGCTATCACGAATTGTTCCAAATAAGATATGATAAATATCGGTATATCTATTAGCTATCCATCCTGAAGGAGTAATATCTACTTCGTGTGGAGATCCTTTATCGCTTCCATAATTTTTCATTAAATGAGATAAAAAGTTGGCACCCTTATCATACTCAATACTTATTTTATTCATGTTATCCCCATTTTCTCATTACGAACTTATCATAAAAATATTCCATTGCAGATTTTGGTGGAATATAATTTTTATCTATTCCGCCACGAGTTGTCATTGAATGATATACAGAAATACTTTTTGATGTTTTTTCTAATAGCTTAATTTCTTTTAGATTGTTAGGATTCCATAATTTTTCCCATTGTGACCAATGTATCCCGCAAAACATTTCCATCGGATAAACACTATCCATTAAATTAAATTTTCTAAAAGCTTTGTCTACAAGTGCTGGACCAACATCAGTCCACTTAATTTTTGTCTTATCAAACTTTGTTGATTTCTTAATTAAATACTCAAGGGCTGGAGAATTTTGAGGTAATGATAAAACACCACCCACTACTGTTTCATTTTCAAGACATGCATATGTATCACCTAGGTTATCCCAGTCGTAGGATAAACATATGGTATCTGCATCAACCCAGGCTAATCCCGTTTTTTTAATCATCCTATATCTAAAAAGATCAGAAAAAGCTGCATAAGTATTTTGTACAAGAAATAATTCTGACTCATCCATTATTGATCTAGCGTCTTCTTTTTTTATTCCATTCGGAACTTCCATGTTCAAGTCATAAACATATAGAGTTAAATTATGCTTATGGTATACAAAAGATGACAAGGATATCTCCTGTATCTTTGTCATACTATTGCCAACCCATAAAGATCCAAAGTTTGCCATAATCAAATCACAATCTTATTATTTGAGAATTTAAAATTAGTTGCTGCCCTATTGCTGTTTTGATAAAATATTGGATCTGACACTGCGTACACATTATAATATCTTTGTATTCTAGCAAATCCTTGATCAATATGTATGCCATTGTCCATAGAATATTTAGCAACTCTTGCACAAGCATCCATATATTCTTTATTTATATAAAGAATAGCATGAGTTGACAACATTGAGCTAATTTTATATACGCTTCTTACATTTTCATGTTTTTTAAAATCAAAATTTTTTGGTTTTGATATATCATCTCTATACCCCCATTGGGATAGCCCAAGATAGACTGCATCGGCATCGTTTGGCACTTTAATTATTGGTTGATTATTTTTTATAATACAATCATCTTCTAAAATTATTGTTTCTTTTTTTAAATCTTTTAGTATGTTGTAATGAGAAGAAGCACATCCTGTTATAGGATTTTCAGGATTATAAACAGCATTAATTCTATTATAATTTTTAAAACCAAAATTATTGCCAAGATCAATCATTGAGTTATTTTTTTCTTTATGCTTGGCTATGTTGATGTAATAAGTATCTATATCTCTTAGATCAATTATCATTTTTAACCAACTTTTTATTTATAATATATTTATTTGTAAAATCTACCTTTTCTTTTTTTAAATTTTTTGCTGTTGCTAAACTATCTTTTATAAAAGTTATGTGAGTATTGAGTTTTTTCATTTTATAATTTGTAAAGTTAGCTATATAATATGAGAACCACAAATCATCCAATACCCAGTACTCTTCTGGGCAACTAAACAAATTATCATCTAAGAATATGGATGCATTACATAGTAGCCCTCCTCCACCAACGTAGTTGCCTTCCTCATATGGATCAAGCATTTCTTTTTTCCAATAATCTCCTATTATCATATGAGCATAAAATGATTTTACTATATTTTCATCATATTGATTATAACAGTCTTGAATAAAATCTGGCGGTATATTTTGATCATCATCTATGAATATAATTTTTTCATATCCCTCATTTGCCAAATCTCTTGCTAAATAAAACCTACCAAATATACTGTATTGATTCCAATACTCTTTAACAAATAAATTATAGGTTATGTGTGACTGGTATCTATTTATTATTTTTAAAAGTTTAGGATTTGCTCCTGAATTATCACATATATAAAAATCAAAATCTTTATTTGTTTGGTTTGATAAATCTTTATAGGTTTGTGGCAAATTCCTAAATCTTTTATAGGTGCACATTATCAGTGCTGTTTTAGATTTTGGTTTTATTTGTTTTTCATATAATATATTCATAATCATGAAAAGGGGGGCAATTTGTTACCCCCCTAATCCTTTTACTTCTTTTTCTTTACTGCCTTTTTAGCAACCTTCTTGGCTGCAGTCTTCTTCTTACTTTTATCAAGTTGTTCATTTGTAATTCCGAACAACTTTTCTTCTGTTTTAGTTAAAGAAGTATCCTGCTTCTTAGCTGGTGCCTTTACCTTCTTCAGAGCATCTTCTATAACGCTTGCCTTTGGAAGACGACCAAATGCTGCGTCGTTTGGATTGATTGCACGAAGGGCCACAGGCGCTAGGGCAGCAACTAATGCAGCCCACAACTCCTTTGGATCTGTAACTCCAGCAATATAAAGAGCAGCCACTGCACCAAGAACTGATCGTCCATACGATGCAAGCATTGCCTTATGCTTCTTGTTAAGTTTCATTATTTCCTCCTAGGATAGAAACCATTTACATTATAGCATGTGGCTTTGATTCTGATAATGATGCCTGAGACACCAAAGTATATTCAGAATTTTCTGCCAACTCTGATAGTTTAGATACCCCAGAATAGGAACATCCACTACCAATACCACCTTTAATTTGATTAAATATATCTTGAACAAAACCTTTATATTTTATTTTTGCAGAGACTCCCTCAACAACCGAGATCTCACCTTTCCAGCTCATCTGTGCCTCTCCACTAGCCATGCCACGAAGCTCTTTAAAGCCATCTATAAGCTTTCCTGGAGCCTCTTCTGTGCCCGCTAGCATAGATCCAAGCATCACCAAATCTGCGCCTGCTGCAAAGGCTTTTACGATGTCTCCAGAAGTTCGTAGTCCACCATCAGCAACAATTAATGTTTTAATATTATTATTAATCTTATACTCGTAGGCATCCATAACGGACTGCAAAGTTGGCATGCCGTGACCAGAAACAATCCTAGTTATGCAGGTCGCACCACCACCAATGCCAACTCTTACTGCATCAGCACCAACATCTGCTAATCTTGCATAACCTTCTGCTGTTGCAACATTTCCAACCATGATGTTGATTCCAGGATAGTAAGCTCTTAAATGCTGGGTAGCACGAATGGCAGCTTCACCATGACCATTAGCGGTATCAATACAAAACCAATTACATCCAAGATCAACAGCATCATCAATAAACTGAGTATCAAAACATTCTAATGAGGATAACGCAACACCAATGCCATCTTTATTGTGTGCCGAAATAGATACATTTTCAATCTGATATAGTCTTTCAGCAGTATCCATATAGCGATGAATAATTCCAATACCGCCTTCATTTACAATCTCAATAGCCATCTGCCATTCACAAACGGTATCCATAGGAGATGCAACTATTGGAAAAGAATATCCATACATTGTAAGGTCTACATTTTTTCTACTTTCTACATTTGAATAACCAGGAAGTAGAAGAATATCATCAAAACATAAAGATTCTGAATTCTTTTTCATTTTTATATTTAGCCCCTATTATTTTCTGTATACTCTTTTACAAATTTAATAATAATGTTTCTTTCTGATTCAGGCCATCCGCCAAGCATTAATTCTTTTACACCATCTGATTCAAGTTTTTTAACAAAAGCATCAAACTGCTCATATGTAAAATAATCAGTATCATATGTTAAATATGGTTTATCAAGAACGTCAATCTCTTCTTGAGTTTTTCTAATAATTGGACTAAGCGATATCATTGATCTTGTTCCATCTAATGAAAATGGATCTCCCTTTTCTAAAATTTGGTCAAACTCGCTTCTTATGACCCAGCATCCGTGTCTATAATTTCTATAGGCAATAATCATTTTGCTATTTAGGGCACTAGACGCATCAAATACAAATCTGTTTGTTGTAGATACATAATAATCTGGTATTTGATTCCTGGGATTTTTTCTTAACTCTTCTAGCATTTCAACATATTTAATTAAATAATTAGATCTATCAATATTAGAAGATGAGTCATTTATATCGCCAAGTATTCCTCCGACTGATTGCTCATGAGGCTTGACATGACCAGAGATTAAATTAATCTGTAGTCTGTCTGGCATAATTTCATTGATTGATTGATTGACCATACACAAATATTGAGGTGATATGGCATAGGGTCTAATAGCAATCATATATTTAATTTTTTGATCATGCTTAATATCTCTAGCTAACCTCGTAAAAAAATCTCCTTGCATTGCATCATAAGTAAACAATACCCCAGTAAAATTTGCATCATCAAGATCTTTCATTAAACTGCTTCCGATATGACCGCCAAAATAATAAAAGTCCATTATTATAAACCACCTTTGCTGTTATATTGTTTTACAAAATTCATTACATGAAACCTTTCTATGGTGGGGGGATTATAAATATCTTCAATTTTACAGCTTGATATAAGAACTTCGTTTATGCCATTTGCCTTAAAGGTGTCCATCAAGTCGGAAAATTCAGAATAGGTAAAATAATCATAATCTTTTCTATCATATTGACCATGATATTTATTCCAGATCCCCGTAGGCTTTGGTAGTTGATCAAGTTCTTCTTCTGTTTCTCTTAAAATAGGCTTTATGGCTACCATTGTATTCATATCTGATATATCAAACTTGTTATATTTATACATAGCGTAGGGAATAATTATTTTATTTTGATTTCTTTTAGCAACATTAAAAACATATTCATTTGTAACAGATACATAAAAATCTGGCAAATTTGTGTTAAGAGTATTTAACATATCAACATATTCTATAAGATAGTTTGACCTATCAATGTTTGATGAAAGATCTGTTACTGGCCCAAGTATGCCACCAAAATCTTTATTTTCATTCATTAAGTATTCTGTGCTAGCTCTTTTTACTTCTCTTTGTATATCCCCACTACCAGTAACAATGTTGATTTGAAGTCTTCCAGGATGCATACCATTAACTGAATTGTAAAGCATGCAAAGATATTGTGGAGAAACAACATAAGGCCTGATTGCAACAAGATATCTCATTTCAATATCTGAATCAATAATTCTGGCTATCTTAGTAAATCTATCACCAAGTGGCACATCATATATAAATAAACCGCCATAAAATTTATGAGCCTTTAACTCTTCAATATCTTCTATGTGTGAATTAAAAAAATAGAAGTTCACTACTTTGATTCCTCTGGTAATAAAGTCTTAAGCTTTTTGTATTCTTCAGAAATAACTTTTAGATTTTCATAATATAGATGACCTTCTGTTAACGCTCCATAGCTATCAAAAAAGGCTAATTCTTTATCAGCTATATCTATGAATCTTTTAATTTCTTCTTGTGCCTGATCAATATATTCAAAGGCCATCTCACGAGAATCAGATAAAAATTTAATAAAGTTTTGTGTGTGTAAATCAATACCATCTGTATTTGATTCAGTCATAACAACTTGTTCTAAATTATTATATAGCTCTGTTACTTCTAATAAATCTTTTGACATTTTCATAATCTTAATAGCAGAAAAAATATATGCTGTAGTAGACACAAGAGCAATTGTTGCAAGAGATATAGATAGCATGTTCATCTATTATACCAACTCGCTCTGATGTGTGGGCCAGTAATACTGGCATGGCTGTTTACGATCTGGACAGCATGGGGCATTGTATGGACTATCTACCGCATATTGATACTTCACATAATATATAGGATCTTTTCTAAAAAGATTGGCACGATGAGTAGTAATAATACGCATTACTTTATTTTCATCCCGCCAAAATGCAGGATGCTCGTTGCCCCAATCTTCGTGGCATTCTTCATATAAAGCATTAAGATTCTTAACGTTATTCTCTGTTTTGATGCCCCGAAGTGATGCTACATTCACCATAGACATAACATAGTTCCATAGCCCCATCTCATAACCTTTCCACATTAATACTGCTGGAT